CTCCTAGAGATTGACCCTAGTAAGCTGTCTTCTGCTGAGCTCAAGCGCGATATCTTAATCCTAGCTAAGCGATACCCTTCTGACTTCTTGGAAGCGCTAGAAGACCCCTCTTTGGACCTGTACGGCAAGGTGTCATTAATCCTTGACAAAGGTCTTTTGGGTATGCGTAATAACGGACGCGACATCCACTTTAACTTAAAAACCAATAAGAAGCGTATGATGACGGTTCCCTTTGGTGAGGACCCGAAGTCTGCTATCGCGGCTTACTTGCAGAGCGATGATGGTATCGAGGTCTTGAAGATGCTTGACAAACAGCTAGAGTAATTTTTTAAAAGCCTTATCTTTGGTTTTTATTCATCCATTAACTTTTTTAAAATGGTAAAATTTCTCAAGGTTACAAACGCGCCTAAAACAAGTCAATTAATTAGCATTAATGGCATCAAAGCTGTCGGTACAGCAAGCGCAACAGCAACTTCCGTTACTGTAGATTATGTAGACGGAACCACTACAACTATTACTACAGCTGCTCAAGTGGGCTCTGATGTGTATTTAGCTATTGTAAATTCAATAGAGATTGCCTTAGCAACAAGTTGGCTAAAGCCATATTACGAATTGGAGTTGCCTAAAGCAATTACAAGTATTGTAAATGCGTAATTGACTTAATTGTATTGAACAGAAAGGGGTCACAATTTGTGGCCCCTTTTTTTGATTTATCTTTGTCAAAAGCGTCCCTATGATAGATTCGGTAAGAAATACAGTATTGTCGATACTGAACAAGAATAATTTCGGGTATCTCTCTCCAGCAGATTTTAATTTATATGCCAAGCAGGCGCAGCTCGAGATATTCGACCAGTACTTTTACGATTATAACTACCAGATTAATAAGGAGAATATTCGGCAGTCTGGTACAGGCTATGCTGATATATCAAGAAGCCTCGAGGAAGTCATCGACACCTTCTCTACGGTAGCTAATTTTACTACCAATCCGTTTGCGCTTCCAAATGACTACTACCTTCTCAACAGGATTTTGCCCCAAGGAAGTAACTACGAGATGGAGCAGGTATCAAACTCAAAGATTAACCTCCTTCTTTCTTCGTACCTCACTGCTCCTTCGTTAAGTTTTCCTGCATACGTACAAAACGGGAATAACGCCACGGCATACCCCGACACTATTACTTCAGGAACAATCCAATACATTCGCTATCCGCTTGCCCCTAACTGGACGTACTCAGTCCTTACGGCGGGCGAACCTGTATTTGACCAAGGGCAAGCCGACTACCAGGACTTTGAGTTGCCTGCTGATGACGAGCCTCGGTTGGTAAATAAGATTTTAGAGTATTCAGGGGTATCGATACGTGAGATGGATGTGGTAAATTATTCACTGGCACAAGAACAGCTAGACGACCAAGCAAGCAAGTAATATGGCATACCTAACTCAATACCAATACTACGAAAACGATGGCGCTTCACCTGAAGACGCGAACTGGGGCTCCTATCAATACGTGAGCCTGCGCGATATCGTCAGCAACTACCAGCTTATGTACAGCGGTAACAACGAGCTCGTCAACGAGAAGTCTCGGTATAAGATTCTGTTTCACGCTAAGCGAGCTATACAAGAGCTGAACTACGACGCATTTAAAGAAATTAAGGTATTGCAACTTAACGTGTCGGACGACCTGCGGTTTATTCTTCCAAGCGATTACGTCAATTGGGTCCGTCTTTCTATGTTTAAAGATGGCGTGGTATTTCCCTTGACGGAGAATATACAGGTTACCAGCGCTCAGGCGTACCTACAAGATTCAAACAATCGCATTTTATTTGACGAGACAGGAGCGGCGTTAAAGCCAGAGTTCTCGCCTATCGATGAGGCCCGCCTCAATAAAACGTTGAAGTCTATGTACCTCAACGAAAACAGCCCGTATAACGGTTATGAAGGGTGGTGTATCGATGGGATGTGGTATTTTGACTTTCCTGTAGGGGGCGCTTGGTTTGGTCTTAACACAGAGACTGCCAACGCTAATCCCACCTTTCGAATTGACGCTAAAGCGGGAGTTATAAATTTCAGCTCTGCTATGTCGGGGGAAAGCTGCATCCTTGAGTATGTAAGCGACGGTATGGAAGGCGGTGATGACTCTTTGATTACGGTCAATAAACTTTTTGAAGACTACGTCTATGCGTATATTTCTTACGCTTTGCTAAACTCACATATGGGGACGCAGGAGTACATAGTAAATCGGGCTAAAAAAAATAAATCTGCTTTACTGCGCAATGCTAAAATTCGTATTAGCAACATACATCCGGGGCGTCTTTTGATGAACTTGCGCGGACAAAATAAGTGGATTAAATAATGGGCAACGTAAAGAGACACTTTATTAAGGGGCGTATGAACAAGAGCGTCGACGAGCGCCTTGTTCCTAATGGAGAGTATATCAACGCGTTGAATGTACGTCTCGGCTCTACGGAAGGCTCTGAGGTAGGCTCTGTAGAGAATTCCAAGGGAAATACTAAGCTTACTACTTTACAGTATAAAGGCGTTGATTTAGATTCCGCTCAGTGTATTGGCTCATTTGAGGACGGTGTCAATGAAACTATTTACTGGTTTATTCACGACGGTTCTAATACCACTTCATCGACTGGAGTGGTAGATATGGTTGTTTCGTATAACACCAATACCGACCTTCTTGTATATCACGTAGTCAGCACTAGCGTGCTTAGCTTTAACCCTACGTTCCTTATCACTGGAGTTAATAAAGTTGAGGACTTATTATTCTTTACCGACGATGTTAACCCGCCGCGTAAAATTAACGTCACGCGCAGCTACCTTGAGCCAACATCAGGGCACGTTGACCAGATTACAGAGGATGATATATCGGTCATTAAGAAGCCACCCCGAAAAGCTCCTACGCTTAAGCTTATCGATGTGCCTGGCGAAGAGAACTATTTAGAGACCAATTTCGTTTCGTTTTCGTATCGATATAAATACATTGACAACGAGTATAGTGCTCTGTCACAGTTTACCGATGTAGCATTTGAAAGCAGCCCCTTTAGCTTAGACCCTGACACTAACTTTAACGACGGTATGCTTAACCGCTACAACACAGCGGTAGTTGGCGTCAACACAGGAGGTTCGGATGTAATTGGAATTGATATATGTTTCAAGCTAGGTAACGACTCCGACGTGAGGGTTATGCAGAAGTATATCAAGCAAGAATCTGGCTGGCCTGATGGCGTAGTACAAACGGTCAACTTTACCAATCAGCAGATATATACACTGTTGCCTTCGTCTGAGATATTGCGTCTCTACGATAACGTGCCTCTTATTGCTCAGGCTCAAACCGTTATGGGCAATCGCTTGATGTATGGTAACTATGAGGACGGATACGATTTAACTACCGCTACGGGAGGGCGCATTGACACCAACTATACGGCGGAACGCATTTCTCAAAACCTTACCACGACTTTAAGTTTAGGCTCACAAAGCGATGGGGTTGACTACACCATAGATACAGCTTCTACGGTTACGGCCACTGACTCCGATGCTTTTATAGACTTTTCTTCTGTTGGTCAAGAGTTAAAACAAGGGGGTGTATTTGGATTTGGATTTACTGTATCTCACCAAGGCTTCTCTGGGTCAGGACAAAGCGTTGACCCTATAACGGTTAACCACCCTACATTTACAATATCGTTTGTTTTTAATCTTCCTCAAGATTACAATAGCGTTTATGAGATGGTTAACAGCCCTGAGTTCCAATCTCAGTTGGGCTCTAATTTATCAGCTAGCTTTCAGCCTGTAGGAAGCTGTGCTAACGGTAGCACTTTTACCGATGTGTACAACTGCTCTATTATATCTCCTTCAGGATACAGCTTAGTAACCACGGGTATTACAAATGGGTCTCAAGGAGTTTTCTTGTCTAGCGACCAAGCTAATGTAGATGAGTTTTCTGTTCAGGTATTGGCCGCTCAGTACAATAATACGGCAGCTTCTAATAATCAGTATTTTGAGTATTTTAAAGTTAGCAACGTAACGTTTTCGTATCAAACCGAGAGCAGCAATAAAAGCCTTCATAGCAATAGAGACTATGAAGTTGGCATTGTCTATATGGACAAATACAAGAGGGCTACTACTACGCTTACGTCTTCTCAAAACACCGTATTTGTTCCGCCTGTCAATAGCGATACTATAAATAAGATTCGAACTACGATACCAATTAATATGACTGCTCCCAGCTGGGCTGACACGTATAAATTTGTATTGAAGCAATCGAGAGGAGCATATGAAACTATATACTCCACGACTTATTACTACGACCCAAGCACCACGTCTTATTGGTTTCGATTGGTAGGTCAAGACCAGGCACTGGTAGAGGCGGGAACGGAGCTTATTGTAAAGACGGACGCTAATGGTACTGTGAGTGATGAAATTAAAGTTACTGTATTAGACAAGGTGTCTCAGCCAACAAATTTCCTTCATCTGCTTCAAAGCTCATCGGATATATTAGAAGTACCAGGTCTCTATATGAGGCTACGTGCGCAAGACTTTAGTATCAACACTAGCGTCAATAATATATGCTACCAGACAGTAATATCTGAAGCGCCAGTTTCTTTTGCAGGTAGTGTGAATTTAAACTCTACAGAAAAAGAAAATTATTCTTATGGTCAGGCAATAGTTAACTACCCTTGCTTTACTACGTCAGGAACTACGTACACTAGAATTTCTATAGCTCAAGGAGCAGTTGTAAGGATAAAGATAAAGTTTAGAAAAGACGACCTTGGTTTGTGTGGAGGAAGCAATGGAGCTCAATTTTGTAGAGTAACAAAAACTTTTACTGCTAGCCAGACATATACTGATATTAAAGCTTTCTGGGATGGTGAAGGGTTGAGTTCAATCATTCCAAACTCTATGAATTGTGACGTAGAGTGCCAAAGTAGCGACGGGCAAAATGAGAATATTTATTACCCTACTCTTTCAAGCACTACTGCTGGGTCTGCCGATTTAATGGTGAACACTCAATTGGGTACAAATCAAATGTTCTTTTATGAGATTTCTGATGACCCTTCATCAGACATTAATAAAAGGCTCTATTTACGCTGTGTAAATGGAACGCGCACGGATTATAATTCGTTTAATACAGCTAATTCTATTGTCAAAGTAGAAATATGCATTCAAGAGCCTGGGAGCCTTGTGGTTTTTGAAACGGTACCCAATGAAATTGCAGACGGAGTATTCTTTGAGGGTAGCGAGAACTATGATATCGTAGGTGGATATCATCAGGGGAATGTAACGAACCAAGACGCTACTACTGAAGGCGTCGTTGATTTAGACTTTTTCAACTGCTATTCATTTGGAAACGGAGTAGAAAGTTATAAGATTGAGGATTCATCTATTGGTCAGTCGTTCGCTTTAGGCGAGAGAACCATACTGGTTTCTTCTCAAGACTTCAAACGTGCAGACCGATTTGCCGACATCACGTACAGTGGCGTTTATAATGACGAGAGCAACGTCAATAAACTCAATGAGTTCAACCTAGGGCTACTAAATTTTAAAACCCTAGAAGATGTATATGGCCCCGTTCAAAAAATGGTGGCTCGCGAAACGGACATATTAGTGTTGCAGGAAGACCGCATCTCTTATGTTCTTACCAATAAAGATGCAATTACTGATGCTGAGGGCGGAAACATCCTGACCGCAGCTCCTTTGATTTTAGGCCAGCAAGTAGCTAGAGTAGAAGAATACGGAATTTCAGCTAACCCTGAGAGTTACGCCGAGTTCGGTATGGACAAATACTTTACCGACGCTAAGCGCGGTGCAGTCATCCAGTTACGTGGCTCTAGTTTCAGTAATGAGCAGCTATCTGTGGTTTCTCAGGCTGGTATGCGCAGCTACTTCAGGGATTTATTCAACGCTAACTTCAATACGCAGAAGCTTGGTGGCTACGACCCATATATGGATGAGTATGTGGTATCATCAAATGAGAACAAGCTTCCTGTTGAGGCGGCCTGTGTAAATTGCGATATTAGACAAACCATAAACCTGGCAGCGGCAGGGGATACTTCTGAGTTCTGCGTCAATTTAGGCGGCGTGGTAGGCGATGTGGTGATTGAGTGGGCTACTCCAATTTTAGGCTCTGGAGCCACTTTTGATGTGGTTGCCGTTTATGACGGAACAACGTATGATGATTTAGGAAACACAACTTCTGGAAGTATTGTCGTTTCTAAAAACTCTGTCAATCCTAATACCGCATCCATCACTGTTACGGCTAACGGTGGTTCGGTAACCAACTTAAACTTCACCGTAAACTGTCCTGTAGGAGACGAACTTAAGATTATACAGGTAGCGCTAAACTTAAACTGGCAGGACACCAAGACCATACATAACGAGTTCCGATTTGTAGACGGAACAACTGAAAGCAGCACTTATAGCCAAGGCGTGGTGCTTGGTACAGGGACGGAACCAGTGGTATCGCAATACCAAGAGCTTACGGGATTACAGGGCACTACGGTATTTCCGCCAAACGGCTCTACGGTATATGTTCAGGTAAGGAAGCAATCGGGTGATACATTTAATTATGACCCCACAGCTGATTCATCTAATAAATTACAGTATCTGAGGAGCAACACGCTGTATCCTAATACACAGCAAGGCATATCCGACTTACTGGCGGCTTCCCCAACGACGCTATCGGTTACACCAAGCTCATTGGGTTCCTTACTATACACAGGGCAGTTTACGATGCCTAATAACAGTAATGACTACTTGTATCTTATTTATGATTACAGGTTAGCTCAGGCTGCTGATTTATGCAGTGGAGCCACTGCTGCGGGAGCTTGTTGTAGCTGTGGTGCTCTTACTACGTTTTATTTGAACGGAACTAACCTTTCGTCATCAACAACGGTATATACAGATGAAGGGCTTACCAATCCTGCCCCTAACCAATTTTATTCTCAAGTAGTAAATGGAAATTCAATTGTTCGGCAGCAGTCAGCTGGCGTCTTAGGTTCCACTACATCTTGCGCTTCGTGCGATAGAAAGTGTACTGACCCTGACCCTGTCCCCGCTCCTGGCACTCCTGCTTTAGTAGCCCGTCGGGCTTATAACATTACATATGACTTAGCCTCTGGGGTTGGTGTAGTCCCTATTCGTTTTACTCCTGGAGGTGGAACGGGGATTTTTGCTACTTACAATAATACGGTTACGAGCGACTCTAGCTCTACTAATATTCTTAATATAGAAAACCCTGCTAACTCTTATTTTCAAGGGCCGTATTACGGTGATGAATTAGTATGTAATCCTCCTACAGGGGATAGCGTATTGCCATTATATAACTGGGATGAGATAAACGAGGAGTTTGATGATAGCGGCACCACAGAGTCTATTACGATACAATCATCTGACCTTGATAGCTTGACTGCTGGGGGCGCTGGAAGTTATGTTCTTTATGTATCTAAGACGGCTGCTACACCTTCAACTATGGACTTGAGGATTATAAGCGCTTGTTCAACAGGTGTCCCAACGTGGTCGGTAGATGTAGATTGCCCTCGTATATTAACTGGGTTTGCTTCAAGCGCGAAGGCTAGTACTGATGTAGATATATGCGCCCAGGTTATTGACTCTACGCTGTATAATTTACCTGTATTAACGCCTAATGCATTTGGTATACCTGCCGTTCGCGACTGGGTGTTTAAAGACAACCTCGGTCAGTCTTTAGCTGATGACGGCTATTATAAACTAAGTGGAGGCGCTCTAGGTTGTACATATATCAGAGTTGTAAATGGCGTTATAGCAACAAAAACAAATTAATGGCTGAGACACTAACATATTCCCCTGACGTAAAAGGGTGGCCTTCGTTCTACTCGTATATACCCGAGTGGATGGCTGGTATGAATAACTACTTCTATTCTTTTAAGGGCGGCAATCTATATAGGCACAATACCAACGAAATCCGCAATCAGTATTACGGGGTAAACTATTTGTCTCAGATGACTAGTATCTTTAACGATAACCCAACGGACAACAGCTTGTGGAAGACGATGGAGTTGGAATCGGACCAAGCGTGGGAGATGGAGCTGGAGACGGACATTCAAAACGGGTACATCGATGAGGCGTGGTTTGAAAAGAAAGAGGCTGTGTTTTTTGCCTTCGTTCGCAATCCTGATGCAGAGAGCGGAGAGCCCGCCTTAACCATCGACCCTTCGCAGTATGTCCTTCGCTCGGTTAACGGCATCGGCTCTAATGCCACTGTGGCGGCTGGAGTCATCACCTTTGGTTTCCCCATAAGCAGTATCTTATCTATTGGAGATATCTTGTATACGATTGACCCTAATAATCC